ATTAAAGCAAGAGGGATACGGTGAGGACGGAGACAAAGACGAAGAAATCGTAGATCGTTGGTTCCGTGAACTGTGTGCTAATGTAGTAGTCGATGGTGATTTTGGCGGTCCTGTAAACACAGGTTTAATTGATATTAAAACAGTGAAGAAAGATAATCTATGAATTATATCTTAGTCGATACAGCAAACACATTCTTTCGTGCAAGACATGTCATCAACGGTGACGCTGATATCAAGTTAGGTATGGCGTTTCACATCACACTAAACAGTATTCGCAAAGCATGGCAGCAATTCGAAGGCAGTCATGTTATCTTCTGTTTAGAGGGACGTAGCTGGCGTAAAGATTATTATACTCCTTACAAAGCTCAACGTGCCGCTCAACGTGCCGCACACACAGAAAAAGAACAAGATGAAGAAAAAATCTTCTGGGAAGCATTTGATACATTCAAAGACTTTATCGCAGAAAAGACCAACTGCACTGTACTACAAAATCCACAGTTAGAAGCAGATGATTTAATCGCTGGTTGGATACAGAGTCATCCAAATGACAAACATGTGATTATCAGTACGGACACAGATTTTGTGCAATTAATTGCACCTAATGTCACACAGTACAATGGTGTGATGGAACATGTAATCACACACGAAGGAATATTTGATGACAAAGGCAAGCCAGTCATTGACAAAAAAACACAACAACCTAAAGCAGCTCCAAATCCAGAATGGCTGTTGTTTGAAAAATGTATGCGTGGTGATACCAGTGATAATGTCTTCTCAGCGTATCCGGGTGTGCGTACTAAAGGCACAAGCAAAAAAGTGGGTCTTACTGAAGCGTTCGAAGATCGTAAAAGCAAAGGATATGCGTGGAACAATCTCATGTTACAGAGATGGTCTGACCACAACGGTCAAGAACATCGTGTGTTAGAAGATTACGAACGCAATCGTCGACTTATCGATCTAACTCATCAACCAGATAATATCAAAGAGATAATTACGAATACAATTTCCGCTGCTACCGCTGAACAAAAGAATGTGAGCCAAGTTGGTATAAGATTAATCAAGTTCTGTAATCTATGGGATTTGAAAAAGATTGCTGATCAAGCACAGAGTTATGCAGAACCACTCAATGCTAGATACACGAACTCAGAGATTGTGACAGCATGATCACCCCACAGGAGATAGTGATGACAGACATACACGCTAAACCTATCATAGCAAATAAATTTTGGATCGTAGAAGAGAATGGCGAGAAGATTGCCACTCTGAGAAAGGACGATGACAATAGATTTTTCATGAGCAATGAGACAGGAGTAACTATTTACGAAACCAAAGATAGTTTAACTAAACAGTTTGGTAAAAAGTTTTTCACCGTAAAGATTGTCAAAGAGGCCGATACGGCACTGCCTAATGAAGTTCATGGGTATGCTACTAGCACCGAGCCTCACAACGCCATGTTTGATATTCGTAAGAAACTACCACTGTTCACAAAAAGCAGTGATTCAAAAAGTCTATACTGTGCCGGATACTACTGTATCAAATTTGAGAAAGGGTGGGTCAAGAGTTTTTGTCCTAAAAAGATCACCTTAGAACGCTATCCATACCAAGGTCCGTTCAAGACAGAATTAGAGATGAAACAGGTATTAGCCAATGTCACAAAGTAACTTACCAGAAATACTTCCTACAGTACAAAAACTTATTCAAAGAATCAGTGTTGCTGAACGTAGCCAACAGAAAGAAATACGTATTAGTATGCAAGAAGCTAGAGATCTCACTGCAGAATTAGCACTGTTAACAGCTAAACTAGGAAGCACTGTCAGCGAAATACACCAAATGTTAGCGGCAATCAAAGAATCTACTACCCAGATAGACGTGAAATTCGACGGCGGGCAGTTCTAAAAAAGACATAAATATATACGTGGTTAATTAGGAACACGTATATGAGTAGACCCAAGCCAAAAGTTCTTTTAGAGTATGCTAACAAAGAAACCTATAAGATTGAGCAGATTCTTGACTCGGAAGCCATCTGGGCTGTGTTCTACAACGGCCAGCCTTTCAATCTCAAAAGCGGTAGTCTGATAGCCAGTTATCCAGGTCCAAAATATAAAAAGGTGTCATTTTCAAATCCAGGTCATGCACACAATCTAGCAAAGAAATTAAATCGACTGTTTAAGACCAAAGACTTTGCAGTTTACAAACTTACTTCTGGCGAAGAGATCAAATAACATGAACAAAGATGCCTATACCAAGGCGTTCTTGCAGGCAGCAGAAATACCAATCACTGAAAAAACAATCAAAGACTACAAAGCTGTGTGGTGGTGGAGTTTTAGAAACAAAGATCGAGGTGGTTTGAGATTAACCGAGCAGGCCTTGGAATTCATTGAAGAACATGCTAAAATAAAAACTTATAAAATAGAATTTCCTAAAGAATTTGCATTCACTCCACAGGTATTGCTTTGGTTAGACAATTATATCGATTCACCGTTCTTTGTCAACAAAAAACACATCATTGTAATGAAAGAAAAAGCTGCTTTTGAACTATATCTGCTCAGCGGCGATGTTCGCAAGTTGGGACATAATAGAGCCATGAACAAAAGACTTAGCCAAGAATCCACCCCCGAATAATCCCACTGTATAAATATTTTTACTATGTTCGACCTTAATCCCATGGATGTTTTACAACAGCGAAATTTGCGTACGATTGCTCCGCATTTTTCTACGTTCACCGTTACTGAAACTGAGTTGTTTAATGGCGTGGAAGATTGGGTTCGAACAAAGCTCAAAGGCAGATATTATATCTGTGCAAAACCTGCTGTAGATCGCAGCGGGAATCTTAGATCTTCATGTGTAATAGGATTTGAAGATCATCAAGAACTAACTTATTTCATGCTTGCATGTCCACACCTAAGGAGAACACAATGACAGAAGAAATCAATGAAACAACCAGCGCAGAACCCGTTGCTGAACAAGCAGCACCTGCGGCAGCTGCACCTGATTTAAATATCAGCGACCTACTAGCAGTAAAAAATATCATAGAAGTTGCTACTTCAAGAGGTGCGTTCAAAGCCGCCGAACTAGAAGCAGTGGGTAAAACTTTTAATAAATTAAACACTTTTCTAGAATCTGTATCTAAAAAGGAAGCCTAAATGCGAAGCCTAAAACACATAGGTAGAATTCAAAACACAGGAGTCAAAGTATTGGTGGTGTTTAGAACTCTTCCCGGAGAGTCAAATATGGCTCTAGTATTACCTGTAGCACAACTACCAGATCAGTATCATGACGCAATCATGACCTTGGTAGAAACTGATCAGGCACAAGATGCGTTTGAATTTGGCGAAATCATGCACATCCGTCTATTTCCAGATGGCAGACCTATGCTGAGAGCTATGCAAGCTGATGGTAGATTGATCAAAGTGCCTACGGATTCCGTAATGATGACTCCTACTACCAACGACACTGTGCTGTTAGCCAATCTCAACACATTAATCGCTGAACAGAAAAACTGCACTATCGACGATCTATGCAAATTTGTAGCAGGAGCACCATCAGCTAAGCCAGTGGTCAAAGATATAGCCACTGTCAACGATATGACGCCGGCAGTGGATTCAGATATTCCTGCTCCTATTAGAGCACAGGCTGACACAAACGCTGCACTGTCTGATCGTGATCTTGCTAAATCATATCGAAGCCAAGCAGATGCCATGTACAAAGAAGCAGCTAGACTACGCAAAGAAGCAGATAACTTAGATCCGGTTATTAAAAAGACCAAAAAGGTAGAAGACACTGTTGATGCCTAATCCCTTGTTCAAACCTCCGCGCCATCTTGTAAAAGAATGGCCGGAGGTTTTTGAAGATCTTTATATGAACACCATGCCTGTGGCCTATCTAGATTCAGTGAGATTAGATTTCACTGATGGCAGGGTATGGGAGATAGATGTTCGAACTGAATTAACCAAGCAATCTCCCGAGGGAATTGCAGAGATTCTGTTCAGCACTCTTCAGGAATATAAAGACGAAATCAAGAAAATTGATTTCAAAGTAGACATTGAGAAACTCAAAAAAGACATATTAGATTCAACTAAAACTATATTCTAGTATTTCCATAATGAATAACTAGATGTTCGTTTGAAATAAAAGTTCTCCAAGGGTCAATAACAATTGACCCTTTTTCTATTTTACAATATAGGGTTTGAGTTTCTTCGAATCCCCGATATTCATAGGTGACTTTTTTGTTATGAGCCAATAACACAACTCCATAACATGCTTCTATGTTGTCACCGGTAAGAGGATCAATGTATGTAGGAGGATAACCAAGTTCATTACAATAGTGTCCGATTAACAAACTATAACTACCGTCGCAATATTCAACGTTTGGTTTGTAGGCCTTTCCATGTATAAAAATATTCATGTTATTTTCTTCAGCATATCTAACTAATTCTAATGCTAAATTTTTTGCCTGTATTTCTCGAGCATTCATAATACTATCAAATAAATCGTATCCTAGATCGAGTTCGTGAGCGAGATATCTTAGAGCAATATTGTCTCTAGGATGACATGCACCGCCGTCGCCCATGCCAGCTTTCATGTATTGAGGACCCATGATACGCATAGTAGATTTGGCAAGAGCATCTGTAACAACATCAACATTAATATTACCTTGCTTCATTGCTACATCTTGAATCATGTTTACCAGACCAATTTTAGCACTAATAAATGTATTATAGAATACTTTTATACATTCACACTCGTCCCAAGTACCTATCTCATACCTTGGATTGTTTTCCATTACAGTTTTATAAAAATCTACAAGCTTCTTAGCATCTCCTGTTAGACTACCATCTTCTGTGCCTATCATTACCATTTCCGGGTTTATCATGTCCCACGACACACTGCCCATGGCAATCAAATACGGATTATAAACAAATTGAGTATTGGTCACGAGAGGTGCGAATTCTCTACGTGTGGTTCCTGGAAGCACAGTTGAAATAAGAACTAACAACTGGTTCGGATACATATGTTCGTTGGCTTTAATCAAACAATCTTTAACAATGTCGTAGTTAAAATCTTTCGGAGGTAAGTGTGCGGTTGGTCCCCTTCCGTCGTACTGCTTATTATGAGGAGTAGGCACTGCAATAAAAACAATATCTGTGTCTTTGATACAATCTCTTATCGAGCTTACCACATTAATTTTATCACTAGAAACTTGTGCAACATCGAATCCCGTTACATAGTGTCCCTTATCAGCTATTGCTTCTGCACAAGGCATCCCTAATTTACCTAAACCGATAAATCCTATTTTCATAAAATTCCTTAATAAATATCATAGCATATTATTTATCGAGGCAAATTTTGTACAAAAGAGATTTAATAGAACCATTCTGGACACTAGAACATCGATATTTAAATTATCAACGGGAACCTTTCAATTGTACTGAAGATGTAATACGTTGGAAATCTCAGGGATACTCTCAATCGCATTTTACAGGTTTGATGTTTGATATGAAAAATAGTATGCCTAACTGGTGCGCACCTTTCTTTTCCATTTTTCAAGGTTTAAATATAGGTCTAAGTTTTTATAGAATGGACACTTGTAATATATTGCCTCACCATCGAGATAGTTATGAATATTACAAAAAAATATTTAATATAAAAAATAATATGTCGATTTCGAGAGCTGTTATTTTTCTAGAAGATTGGAAACCAGGACATATTTTCGAAATAGAAGGAAATTTGTTGTCAAATTGGAAAGCAGGAGAATACATTCTATGGCAGTATGATACCGAGCATATGGCAGCTAACCTAGGAATAGAACCTCGTTATACTGCACAATTAACTTTCACGAATGTTTAATAAAATTTTAGAATTCGAAAATGCTCTCGCTGAGTACACTGGAGCCCCCTATGCTATCTCAACAGATTGCTGTACTCATGCTATAGAACTATGTCTCCTTTACAACGATATATCAACTTGTAAGTTCACTGCATATACATATCTTAGCATACCAATGACTATGGTCAAATTAAACATTAGTTTTGAATATATTGAAGAATCGTGGATAGGTGAATATCAGTTTCATGGAACTAACATATGGGACAGCGCAAGACGCTTAGAAAAAAATATGTATAGACAAGGAACAATGCAATGCTTAAGTTTTGGTCACACCAAACCTTTAAATAATGGTAGAGGTGGAGCAATACTACTAGATGATAAAACTGCATATAACAAAATAATTAAAATGCGATACGATGGTCGAGATCTAGCTGTAAGTCCGTGGGTAAATCAAAAACATTTTTTGTTAGGTTATCATTATAAAATGAACCCTGAAGAGTGTATAAGTGCTTTGGAAAAATTAAAAATCTACAAAGAAAGTAATCCAATTTATGTAGAATACCCCGATTGTAGGAAAATAAAAATTGATAAAAAGTAATAACGAGTGGAATCAACTTCAAGAAGTAATATTAGGCACAGCTACCAATGCACATTGGCCTGTAGTATGTCCTATATTTAGAAATTTAGAAAACACAACAGCATGGAAAGAAACTCCTGTTTCGTCTGGACCAGTTGATATAAAAATTATAGAAGAGACTAACGAAGATTTAGAAAAATTCCAAATAGTATTAGAATCATTAAATGTCAAAGTATATAGACCCAAAGATTTAGATTTTCAATCATTTGACGGTATGTATAACTATTGTCCTAGAGATAGAGTATTGGTGGTAGGCGACACTGTCATCGATGCACCGATGTTATATCCGACTAGAAAAAAAGAATTATCGGCTATTAACCACCTGCTAAATGATCGTACAATTGTCTGTGAAGATTCGTCTGTGATTTTTGATGCAGCTAATATTTGTAGACTCGGACAAGATCTGTTATATCTCGTAAGTGACAGCGGAAACATTGCAGGAGCTAATTGGTTACAACAAATTTTACCGGAACATAGAATACACATTCTCGATAATATCTATAGTGGTGTTCATATCGATAGCACCATATCACCTGTTAGGGAAGGATTAGTTGTGTTAAATGCAGACAGAATAAACAACAATAATTTACCGACTGTTTTCAAACACTGGGATAAAATTTGGATAGAAGGAACAAATATAATTCCGCAAGGTTTTGTTAACTACCCCTATGCGAGTAAATATATTGCTCTTAATTTCTTAACCATAAATCCGAATCTTGTAATATGTGACCCCAATCAAAGCTATTTAAGGGCCGAACTGTTTAAACATAAGGTTGAAACTATAGGAGTAGAATTAAGACATAGTAGAACATTAGGTGGCGGACACCACTGTGTCACATTAGATCTAGTCAGGGCATAACATGGAATATACACAAGATATTTTTTGGAATAATATTCCTAATACGAAAGGAAGAATTTATAAAAAATTAGGATTTTTAGAAAAAAAATCTATTAAAAATACTTTTTTAAAAGATTTAAAAAACCCGTATTATATATGGACCGGGTGTGGTCGAATACATCAATTAGAAAATATAATCTTAATTCCTAAAATACAAAATAGCATTAGAAGAAAAGAAATTTATTTCTTTCTATACGAACCAATATGTATTAAAATAAATGATTCCTATAACAGATCTTTTTATAGTGAATTTGGCCCCAACGATGATCTTAGTAACATAATTTCCGAAGAATTAGAAAGTATAAAAATATTTGTAAAAAATAATAATATTGATAATTTTAGAATTTTTACCTCTGATTACAATATACAGTTAATACAAACAAGGTATCCTGATTTAAAAATTAATTGTCTTGATATTTTTCTTAGAGATGTATCAAGGAACTATTCAAATTTACTACAATTACGGGCAAGGCCTGTAATAGCGAATAATAATGATTGGCTATTACAAAATAATATCACTAAAAAATTCTGGTGCGGTAATTGGAGATATGCAATTCACAGGCATATTATTATGAGTTATTTGGCCACTATAGACGGAGTTTATACTTGGAACTTAAAATGTTCATATGAAGAATTAGAAAAAAACAATTGGTTTGATTTGAAGAATTTTGAACAGACTGATCCTGTTCGATATACTCAATTAAAAACAGGTGTGGACTATCTTTACAATAATATATTTGTAATAGATCAAAATATTGATGCAGTCGTTGTTAAAGGATACGATGAAGTAGTTATACCAGGAAATAATGCTCCCATGCCGAATAAACAATTTTTACAAAGTTACATAAGTAGTTTTTGCGGAATTATTAACGAAACCAGATTTGCTCAACCTTTCGGATACTTTAGTGAAAAAACACTAACTGCATTATATTCAAAGATTCCTATAGTATTAGTTGCACCGCCATATACGTTGGAATACCTCAGAACGTTTGGTTTTAAAACTTTTGATAAATGGTGGGACGAAAGCTATGATATTGAAACAAATCATCACAAGAGAATAATTAAAATATTTGAGGTTATTGATTATATAAATTCTAAATCTATAGAAGAACTAAAAAAAATATATTCTGAAATGGCAGAAATTTTAAATCATAATCAAGAAATAACAAAAACTATTCAATGGAACGATAAAATACTATAGGCTTAGAAACAGTATTAGACAATTCGATGTTATTAATACTAGAATTATTCCAAGTTCCTTCTCCTTTCCAACTCCAATTAAAATTCCAATCCGTAATTTGATTTAAGTAAAATTCTTCATTTAACAAATTATCAAAATCCTCATGACTTCTTCCGTTTTCACCCCATTTAGGTTTCGCTAGTTGTCTTGCTCGAATTGCAGCATTGCCTTGCATCCTAGAAAATTCTTGAGCAAAAAATGGTCCGTGGCGATACTCTTCTCTGGTGTCATTTGTTGAATCATATCCTTGTATAAAGTCAATTTTAAAATCTGCATTCCACTTTCCTGATTTATCAATTTGAAAATTATATTCTGCTGTGTAGAGACCGGTACCAAAGTGCCCTCCGAATTCTGCAACATCCATAGCAGGATTAAATTTTATACAAATATCGTATCCACCGCGAGCTCTCCAAAGGGTTCTTAAAATAGGCCATATTTCATTTACAAGAGAATCAGCATACGGATTAATCTCTGTGGTAATTATATTATAATCAAAATTTTCGTACGAAATTTCATTTTGAATCGAATCATCGTGAAAACTTAACTTATAATGACTCTTCTTTAATTCGGGACGAAACGGATAGGTAAAAGATTTTTCTGTAATTAGGCTATCAACAAAAATATTAAAAGATTTTACTCTAGTTAACACATGACTACCTCCTAATTTAAAATCTTTGGTAATCCAAAATCCTAGATACTTGTGAGACGACAGATTAAATCTATCAGGATTTTGTCCTACAATGGTTTCTGGACCCATTCCAAATCCCATGCCGGTTCCTATATTATTAATATTCATGTTTCTATTTCTCCACAAGAATGTCATAGTATCGGCAAAATCTTGATATGTTTCTGTCGGAAATCCAACTATCCAATTTGTTGCTGCTTCGATTCCAACTGCCTTGCCATCTCGAAAGTTCTGTTCCATTTCGGATATTGTTACACCTTTATCGATATCGTTAAGGACTTTCTGGCTACCTGATTCACACCCATAATTTAGTGCAATGCATCCGCTGTCTGCGAGATCCTTTAAATATTCAAGATCCATTCTTCCATCACATCTGGCATAGCCTGTCCATTTTATTTTTAATCCTTTAGCTATTACACCTTTGGCAAATGCTCGAAGTTCTTTAAGATTACCGTTAACAAGACTATCAATAAACCAAATGATATCTGTACCTTTATTATAATATAGCCATTCAATTTCTGCAAGTGCATCAACTGCTTGCCGTTGTCTGTATTTCCAAAAGTGTGTTTCTTCACAGAAAGTGCATTTTGCTGTGCAGCCACGACTGAGCTCACTGTTTACTCCATTTGGAATATCGTAATCATTGAAATCAATCGACGAATAATCGGGCATCGGCAATTTATTAAGATTAATCCGTTGCCCTTCTGGTTGTTGAATATACTGTGGGGTATTATGTGTTATACCTAGTTCAACTTCGTTCAATATATCTAAAATTGCTTGTTCACCTTCACCGTTTACTACATAATCATAATATGATTCGATATTAAACCAACCATGTTGAACATTACTTCCGCCAACAACGATTTTTACATTCGGTAATTGTTTTTTAATTTCTTGAATCATCCATTTAGTAGGTTCTTCATTAAATTGATAAACAGAGAATCCTAATAGATCCGGTTTTAAATCTACTATTTGTTTTAAATAATCGTTTAAGATTTCTTGAAATAATGGGTGTACGAATTTATAATAGTTTTCACCGACCCACCGCCAACTACTTGCCGAATTCCATAAACTAAAATTCGTTGATGGCCCTATTGCTATTTTATATTTCCACTCCTTAAAACATTTTGAATTTATGTCTAAGATAGTAGACTGATAACCAGCTTCTTTAGCAACCGCACTCAATCTAGCAAGATTAAAAGGAGGAAATGTAGCTGCCCATTCCGGAAGCAATACTAATACTAATTTAGTTTTTCTGGTAGCATAATCAATCGATACGGTAGTAACATTTTTTTGCACCGATGGTTTAGCATAAGGTGAGATAGCCTTTAACATATTTAAATGTCGATCATTTGCATCGTTAGGGATTTCTCTAGATTCTGATTTTTTTCGATGCAGATTTAAATTAAATACCAAAATTATTCCTTTTCAATATTTTAACAACTAAAAACTAAATTGTCAATGATGTATGTATAAACTCTGTTTTGTTTTTTAACACATAATAATTGTAATTACAAATCTTTCGAGCTTCGACTAAAAAAGTCTGTAGCTCTTGATCTTTTAAATTACATAATCTGTGTACTTCTTTAACTATGGCAAACATTCTCTCGTCATCTTTTACAATGCTATCATATGATTCATCTATAATACTTTCAAAAGTTTTGTAACCTAGTTTTTTAAGATACTGTAAAGAATTAGGCACACTTACTATCACAAACGGATGTTTCATTGCGATACATTTAAAAATTTTTTCGCTTAAAAAAGGCACACCGTCATACCCGGACTTAGTATGGAATGTTGTTTCAGTAACTATACTAAAATATGTATCAAGATAATATACATCCGTTGATCTTGTTTGTTCTGCACGATTGGTTACTAAATCGTTGGTATCTAAATACATCAACGGAAGTTCTTTTATTTTTATGTTTCTTTTAAAAATCTCTAACATTGTCGGAGAATCAAAATAATACCTATGCATTTCTGCCCACCGATTATCCCATGTATCTTGATCGAAGTCTGATTTACCAAAACTAATATATCCGTGGTCGATAAGATTGTAATTATGAAGTAATGTTAGTAGAACAGGTCGATGCAAACGCCAACGTCTGTTGAAGTTTATATATTTTTTCTTATAATCCTTAATACTTAAAGTATCTATAGGTTTTGTTATTTGGTGTTGAATAACATCCCATAGTTGATATTCAAACATTGACCACCATTCGACACTTATTTGATCTTGATTAAATTTTTCTGCAAGATGTTTAACATGTTCGTGCATTGTGGGCACCGAAGACATAAAGATAATCTGACTTGCGGGAATTTTTCCAGGTAATACAATATTATAATAAATTCCATCAGCTGATTTTAGGAAAGGTTCAAGACCGTTGTCTAATACAACGTATACTTCTCTATTTCGAATCCTATTTAAAATATCTAATGGTATGAGATCTAAGATATCAAACAACCTAAAACTATTATGACAAGAAAATTGACAATACCAATATTCAAAATTTTCATTTTTTCTAGCAGATATTCCGGTCGACCCATCAATTAACTCTAATCTAGGGTTGGCCGAATCGTATGTTATTAGATATGGAAATTTTGGATTTAAGCAGGGCATCGGAGTCTTGTAGGTAAATTAGGATTAGTGAAATTGTATATATTAATAAGAGGAATTTTTTTTATTCAATATTTTCATAATCGAGTAACGTATGCTCTTTTAAATGTTAAATCATCAAAATTTCTTACATTTTCCATTTTAGTTTGTTCATGTTGAACAAATTCAATAGTATCATTCAACCAACAGTAGTCCGGAAATAGTTTTTTAAGATAATTAAAGTGCTGAATAGGACTAGGATGATAATCTGCGGTTTGCCCTCCTTCCTTGCGGATAGGATGTTGAGGCCATTTACCTTTTAATTCAAAAGTTAATATGTCTGGTAATAATTTATCAAGTGTTGGTTTGTATAACTCAAGCAGCTGTTTGACATTTTGATCCATTTTTTTACTTGTTGATTGTAAGTGATCAAACGGAGCCATATTTAACATATAATGGTCAACGCTGAGGTTTTCAAGTAGAGTACTGGCTAAGGTTATTAAATTTAAATCTCGTAACAGATACCCAGTTGGATCTGCATATTTTTGTACAAAGTTGTCGTCATAATAATTTTGAGTATAGATGTTGCCGGGTGTAAGCCAACTGTTATTAATATATCGATCTTCCCTCGATACTCCAGACCACATTATCATAATTAAATCAGTATCATTAAAACTGTGTCGCAAACTTGCTTCGGTTAGTTGACACGATATAAAAAGATTGCCGCCACCACTTTGGCCGTAATTATGAAATTCCGGAATTTCTTGTGAAATAATATCCGCCCAGGTTGGCCATCCGTACGAGGTCATACTACATCCGAATGCAAAAAATCGTTTATATTTTTTAAAATCAACCATTAAAATACTCCTTAGAAGATTCAATAGCTTGAGATAAAGATTCATGATAAAAGTGTCTGTTTCTAATTAAATGAAAATTATGTTCTATGGTGCTTCTAGATTCCATTATACGTTTAACCTTTGCTTCTCGAGATAACTGTATCCACCATTGTAAAATTTCATGTGTCTTAAAAAATCTTTCTTGATGGTCAGTAATATCATTGTACGATGGGTCTATCCCGCACCAATCTATTTTAAATCCCAAATCTTGAATAGCTCTAAGCGTACCGGCAGAAGCCAGCAAAATTAACGGATGTCCGAATGCTATCGGTTTATAAATTTTTTCGGTAGGAAATACAACATTTTCATTAAATTTGGTTTCTGTTACAAACGACATTAAACTATTATTGTAAAACATATGATTATAGTATTCAGCGGCATTAGTATTCGACCAATTACCATCGACAAATCTAGGGTAATGGGTTTCTAACACACCGGAAAATTCTTCTATACTTACGTTTACTATGTTTGCTCCGGCGTGATCTGTGAGAGATATTTCATTACATGAGATAATGCCTTTGTCTAATAATTTATTTTTCGCAAGATAATAACAATGAGCACCTCTATGAGATCTATAAACCCTATTTAAACTAGTAAAATCAAATTCAGCAACAGCAATTGCCGTATCAATTGATGGACTAGTAGGTAGGAATTTCTTATTAAAAAACAAATTAGTAAAATGACTAGAATATTGAACATCAAACATTTTAGGATGATTGGTATTTTCTAACCATAGATCATAATCTTTTTTAATTGTAAAATTACCTTGTATGATTAATATTGACCCGGGTGGTAACCCAAGTTCTATCATAGCATTCGTAGTAGATAAAAATGCATTTTGATCAACAATATTCATTGAGCCACCTTCTTTATCAGCAGCTATTATTATTCTAATTTTTTTATTTTTAACTAAATTTATCAATTCATCTGATAGGTAAGAAAGTATATGCTTAGTTGGCACATCCGGGCCGCGACATACACCCGCCCACCATATCGGATCTGCATTCACATCAATAAAATAACCTCCAGGTTCGTCGACCCTAGATATCAAATCTACCTCAACATTCATTTCTTCTAAATGTTTTTTTATATCAGTTCCCCTAGATACTAACCACCAATTGCTCTTTCCTCGAGACTGTAGTGGCAATAAATTTGACTCGTTAGGTGTTAATGTGTCAAAGTAAATTTTCATATGAATAACTCTCGTAATTCTGGAAAAGTATTAACAAAACTCCTATTTCTAATTGTATCGTAATGAATTGTGGTGTTCATAAATTGTTTTCTCAGCATCGGATCATAATTAGAATTTTGTAAGTATGTAATTACTTTTTGTATTTCTTTATTAATAGATTGAGTGTAATTTAGATTGTTTAATTTGTTCATAATTATTTTTTTTAAATCATCTGGAATAACATCTGCACTATAATAATTAGGATTCATAATATTATAAAAATAAGGATAAAAATTATTATCAGAAAATAATTTACTTTCTAACAAATAATTTAAAAATTCAGGTATGGTAAAAAGATTAAAAACAGAAATCACCGATCCGGTTTGTAGTTTGACATGAGGTACTTCTTGTTGAACCGTTTTAATATTATATTCGATATCTTTCCAAACAGTACCTTCTCTAATATATTCTGCTCGTTCTCCCCAGCTATCTATGCTTGCGTTGATATTAACATTAGAAAAGTTTTTCCATAGATCAATAACTGATTTATTTTTATATTTTAGATTACTTAAATTAGTATTATAGTCAATTTTTACATCGGTTTTTCCTATTGAAATTAAGTGTTCTAGTATGGAATAATGTTTATCAGTAAGCAGTGGTTCGCCTCCGGCAAAATAAAAAACCTCGATATCTTTTAGATATGGCAAGAATTCATTGTATAATTTATCATTAGAATCGCCACCGGCTATAATATAAACATTTTTAGTTTGTCCTTGAGCATTATCTTCTTGTGCCCATGTAGATGAATAAGTACTGCTGCAACTGAGACATTTGAAATTACAAATATTACTCCATCGTATATCAAAGTGGCGCAATGATAATTCTTCTAAAAACCCATCTTCCTTTGTATTGTCTACAAGATTAAAGAATTTCTTATATTCGTTGTTTCTACTCTGTCTAACACTCTGAATTCCTTTGTCTTCTGCTTGATAGCAGCCAGTACACTCAGCACATCTATCGCCGGCAAGCATTTTTTTTCTCAAATTTTTATAACTGTCATTATTCCATATTGTTTTTACAGTTTCATTTCGCAAGTTACCGAGCGGTTTATGATGATCTGCAACGCAACAAGGAAGAACAGAACCATCCGGGTTGGCATAGATATGTATCCAAGGTAAGATACAAAATGTTTTAGATATCATCTTTCCATCCTGCTTTTCTAATTAAGTACTGTGCCCATAATAAATGAGAGAATTCGTTTGGATGGTGTGAATGGAGCGGATTGCCTTTGATAAAATTATTAGATTGCTCTATAATATCTATTTCCTTCAATAACAGCGATTTATCAAATTTAACAGTCTTATAACTACCATCATTGATTATTGAATCGAGCCACCCTACAGAATAAAATGACGGTGCTTGTAACTTAGTCCCTAATATGCTTGCAGAATACTGTATCCAAGTTTTATCTACAATTTTAAAATTTCGTTCTTGTTTTTTAGAATTTATTTTACAGAAATTTTTCCATAATACACATTCTAAATTATTATATTGAGAAATAATCGATTGATACTGATCAAAAAAAATATCGTCGTATCTTTCTAACCAATCGCTAAATGTGAGATGTTCGGTGCATTTGATTAATTTATGTAGGGGATGATTACGTAATTCATCAACGAGAGATTGTTCTCTCGATGGCTCTGTCATTTGCATACACACATAGATTTTTTCGTAATTTAATGCACTGGTTTTTTTCAATATTCTTTCTAGTTCAGTAAACATATAAAAATTACAATTTCCAGGTACTGCATATTGATATAAATCGGTATCAAGCATTGTTGCCATACGCGGTCCTAGGGTAAAAAATAGTTGTGTTTCAAAATTAAATTTCTCAATTCCTGTAGCTATTCCTTTAACTGCTTCACCGTAGGTCCAACTTTCGCCAATTACTATTAATAGATTTTTTCTTTTTCTATTCACATGAAATTCTGTATACTGAGCCGGGCGTTCGATCCAACCTGGTTTAAGATTATTGTCTACAAAATCAATTTGCACAGAGTCTTTTAATAGATAATATATCGGATTATTTTTTATATGTGCTGTTATATTATACTGCGATAGCATTACAATCATCCATAAATGTTACTAATTGAGGAAATGTTATTTTAAAATCTGTACCTCGGCGGCGATCATATTCGGTAAACCAATTAAAGAAGTCTCTGCGCCCCTCTTTTACTTTTTCTGGTGTATAGACCGTGGTTTCCATGTATTTTACCACTCTTAGAAATTTCTCATACTCTAAGTTACTGAATTTGCTGGGGTTTTTATCGTCTAAATTGGCTAGAATGAAGTCTAGATGGTTTATCATGTAAGGCATAAACTCGTCTTTGGGTAGAATATTCATATCATACTGCAGAGGTTCTTTAAGGAATGGAGTGTCAAATCTCACTCGTTGTGGTTTATCTTGATCACTGCTGTTGTATTTTTCACGCCATTGCAGGATTTTAGCCAATAATGTTTGAAAATTCGTTACAGTAAGTATATTGAATGTGATCATAAAAGTCACTGGCAGTCTAGTTTTTGAGAGATAACGATCTAGATTACTTTCCCATAAATCTAAATCTAATCCTGTACGAATGTATTCTGCAGGAGCTCCCCACGTATCTATGCTTGTGAAGATTTTAAAATTTTTAATACAGCCAGTATTAACTAGATTGTTTACCTTTTCAATCAATCGATCAATTAATATAGATTTCACACCGAAATTACTGTTGATGTTTAATTCTAAATTTGGTAACGGGTTTATTTCTAGGTCATCTAAAAGACGCCATGTGCTTTGTTGCAGCAAAGGTTCGCCGCCAGTGATACGTAGAATCGTCAAGGTCTTGCGAACTTCGGGCCACCAACGCCACCATGCTTCTACATAGGGATTAGTTTCTTCTTCGTGAATTTTAAACCAATCAATATCATTACGATGATTTTTCACCATTGTGTACGGACCATGATCTTTGATTTCTTTGTAATAACTGCTGCTGTGTTTGGGATGACAGTATCCGCATTTGAAATTGCATTCGTTACCAAATGAAATTTCTATATACTGCGGATTTATGTTTTGATCCCAGTCACCGTTTTTTATCTGTGCAAAGCGCTGGTCTGTATAGATTGTGGCATTTCTTTCTTTTCTATCCGATATGTAATCGTCTCCTAGCTTTTCTATATTCCAGCAATAATTACAACCCTTGGGCTTGCCTCCGTTAAGCATGTCGAGACGCTCAAGTTTTTTTTCTGCGGTGTTGTGTAATGCACTGGGATCAATCTGTATTTCTTGTAGAGGTATTTTATGAGGTGCAGGATGATAACAACTGTGCGTTTCTCCTGTTTGTAGATAGATAGTGGTATGGTGCCATTTAGCCATACAGAATGTAGGACTAATTTCATTCATTATAGGTATAAATGTTTTAATCTTTTCTACATCGTTCATTGAACTGTTCCTCTAACCAAGTAAAGTCATTTATCATTTTTAGTGCTTCTAGATTATTTTTATTTTCTGATCCGTAGTCTCTACCGGCTCTAGCACCATCTAAGGCATATTCATCTGTGGATTTATTACACCACACATTTAATCTATATTGTGTTTCTTCACCCTGCTGACGATCTATAATCTTACTAGATAATTTCACGCATTCTCTAAAGGCTGATTTCCAAGTATTAAATGGATCTGTATTAAATGCTGTTATATTAGAAACACTATCTATTACTTTAAAATTATTACTAATACTAGTAGTCATATCAGTAGTGTTTACATCCATGTTTATGGTTTTTTCTCTTGGCAATAATTTTACTCCGCCATATCCGTACACTAAATCATTTATAGGATTTCGACTGTGCCAAACATGCACATAAGATTTTTCATATCTAGGAACTGCATAATCAAATTTAAAATCTTCTACAATTATAGCATCACCGTCTACTACATAAAACATGTCTGTTTCTGCTAATTTAGCTGCGGCAATATGTGCTTGATGAATTCCGTTAACTCCGTGAACACGATTAACTAACGGAAATCTATTTTTTAAATTTATAAAATTATCATCGGCATTGGGTTCATTATAACTGATAAACACAATGTCATACTTTTCGAGTATAGGGTCAGAAGCAACAATGTTTATCTCTTTCTTTTCAACAAAAAACCTATTATCGAATTCTCTTTGAGATATAGTCAGACCTTTGGGAATTAAACAAATACCATCCTTGTGTTCACCATTTTTAAATACGTGTACATACATATCATCCCATTTAGTAGCTCGGTATGATGATAGATCAAAATCTTTTCTTATTTCAAGGTCATCCCATATGACCCAAAACATTTTAGTAAAGGATTTTTTAAAAATATCTTCAATCCTTTGACAATTTTCTACAAACTGTGCGTTTGAAAATCTAGAAGAAACCAACTGCTTTTTTTCTGCAGATATAAAATTTCTACTTACGAAAAATATGTCATACATTTTTATAATAGGTAAGCCCAAGATTTATAGTTTCATCATATAAATCTAAAGTAAATTTGCTTTGTTTTTCGTCAAGCCACGGCCAATCTAAGCCTAACTTAGCTCTCAAATGATAACCTAAATCTTGAGCATCATGTTCTACATCGAAATGCTTAACTTTAGTTTCATAGATTTCTCTCAACACTTCAAAATCTCGGACCTGGACGTAATCCCAGTCTGTGCAGTTAGTCATCCACGTTCCCATTCTAGCACCGAGTACGGCATATACTCCGTTTTCTTCGTGCATTCCAACGGTGCTCCACATACGTAATCTATGAATATTATGCCACCAAACACGTTCTCGAATTTCTTGCGGGGGGACTTTTTCTCCGTCAAGTAAAGTCATCTTAACACCTTCACGGAATCCTGCTCTCCATGCTTGAAATGGCGATCCTGTGATAATACTGGTGCTATACACGCTAGGAAAATGTTGATATCCGTCTTCCCAACAAAAATCTACCTGGGCTCGATCACTTGTGGAATTTTCATGTGTTTTCATATCGAGCACAAAATTCTTATTCCAGAGTTTCAGTCCACCGTTTCCATATCGCAATCCATTGACGTTATTTTGACCGCACCAACAATATACCTGTGTATTTGTGTTGCTCATATCAATATCTAGATTAAAAAATTTAGGATTAACAATGTTGTCTGCGTCAACAGTAATAAACCAATCAGTATCAGAAAGTTCTGCTGCGGCTTTGTGTGCGTGATCTGACCCTTTTACTCCGTGTACACGTTTAGCCCAAGGTACTTTATTACACAGGTCAGCATAATGCAAATCTGCATTAGGTTCGTCGTAGCTTAAAAATACTACATCAAATTCTACAATTTTCATTTGTATTCTATCACATAATTTTTAAATAATCTACGTGTATACACACTGAATGTATCATAATTTAAATTTTTTATTATTTTATTTTTACCAATTAGTTCATTAATTTTTATAGAAAACATCTGATAAATCCCGTTAGGATCATTGTATTCGGTGATTAAAAAATCCATAACAGTATTTCCATCCCAAACAACATTTCTTGGTTTTAGATTTATTTGATGTTTCTTGGTACCGCCAAATTCTTGAGACAATTGTATTTTTAATGTTTTGGTCTTCGCAGTATATGTTAAAAATATATCTGGTTGTGTGATATCAGTATATTCAGACGATACAATTCGATGTAACACATCGTCTAATTTTGTCAGTGTTTTTATTTCAGCTATTTCTAATTTTCCCGAATTGATGTCTATTAAACATTTTTCAATTTGTATTTCTGCTGAAATAATACTTTGTGCTAGTTCGAGATCGATTGGTACTTGGTTGATTTGATCAGTGAATGCATAGTCAGGGCCCACGCTTTGAACCTTACCAGTCAAGGGATCAAACACTGCAACATAGGTCACTTCTGGAAGTTTATATTCAGCTAACCATTTATCAAAATCTTCTATCGTTTCCACGCTATTTCCTCTAAAATATGAATTAGCTCTCTATCAATTTTATTTTTTTCTACGTAATGAACTATATCATTTTGTTGATAATTACCTATTTTCAATCGACCGTGTTTATTGAGATAGAAACCAACATGGTCACTCCATGTATCTGCTGGCCATGGCCAATTCTGCAGGAGCGGTTTCATATGCACTACTCTTGGAAATTCTAAGGGATAAGCAATATCATCGGCAATATCTAATATTTGTGCAGCTAGAGCAAATGCTTCGTCGGTTCCCATAATTTTTGGTTTATAGGCTGTTAAGAAAATATTTGTAAACTCTACAGGATATTGTATAATATATCTACCCAGATCAAAGAAGTCCTTGGTTATCGTTGCATCTTTTCGAAAAAAGGTCCACATAGAGTATAGATCGGGTAATTGATTCGCATCAAAGGTTTTTCTATAATTTCGATTAGTTGCTACATCACCTCTGTATGTGTAAACCTTGTTGGCCACATATAGATCACAATTTTCAACGAAATAATCTATCCAATGACTGTAATCTCTGGTAAACAACATATCAACATCTAGACAAACTGTATGTTCAAAAGGAGATAGCTGATCCATCCAAGATCTACCATTCCAGAACGTCTGTTCGTCCCAGGATATAATGTGATCAAATACCCAAGGACTTTTTAACTGTTCAACTTTTTCTTTATCATCTATTACCAGTGCTACTTTGTCATAACCTGGTTTTTGTGTGTTTTTTATACTAAGAGCAAGACCATATGCCAATTGCAGATAGTCAACAGTGTCGCTGTGTGATACGATAAGCAAATAGCCAAAATTCATATTAACTCCAACAATTGCTGTTGATTTCTAATAATACTCTGCTTGTTCATGATATGAATGTCAACTCCAGATATTGATGCAGCACAATAATTATTATCTAATTTATGATCTATAAGAAATGTTAAACGTCGATTATCAACACTATACAAAATATCTCTGTCGAGTGCAGATAAAATGGGTGGTAATGTTCCTAGATTAGATTCAACATACCCATCTAATATATGTTTGCTCACACTGAAAGCAATGTCATTTCTAAATTGTCGATGATCAAATCTAAAAACATCAGCATAGTGTCTATAATTTTCTTTAACGTGATTAACTGTATCAAAAAATAAGCGTGTATTTTGATTTTTAGTGAACATTATTGTAGTAGCCCAATATAATTTTACACCAGTATCTGAAATGTGTCTATCAAGATATTTCATTCTATCTTGACTGTTAATATCATTTATAGATTCACCTATCAATAAATCGCAGTCTGTATGCCAATACTTGTTGAGAACATCGGAAAATATTAAAAAGTCACTGTCTATTAATAGAGTTCTATCATATGGCGTGAGACTCCAAGCAGAGTCTCGATTTACATTTATAAACGGTACTGTGCTACTGGTTTCGCCATCGTTAAGACGTCTTTGATTATCAGTCACAGGTCTATCAACTGTGATGATGTTTTCAAAAACTGTATTAGCTATATCAAATGTTTGTGATTGTTTCATCCACGATATAGTAGAATCGTCAGTTACTAACGACACTGGCATAGACAAATGTTTTTTAGCTAGGCCAGCGCTGATAACAGCCATTAGTGCATAATCAACTGCACGAGTGTTATGAGCATAGATTAATATACCGTGTGTCATGTATCTAATAATTTTTCTACAGACCTACTTTTTTTGATGTTTTGATAATGTTCAAAATATTCATTAGTAACTTGGAAATATCTATCAAATATTTGATCACGGAATAATGTAAGATCATCTATAAGTATAGGATTTTGATTGATATCTAATAACACCACTGCATGTGTTCTACCTTTGGTAATCAAGATTTCTACAAAAGTCAAGAGATCTCTGTCTATGCGAAAAATGCCCCCATTGATACCATAGGTAAGTTTGGCTTCCGAACGTTCTTTGAGGGTTTTTTTCTGTACGGAAAAAGTCTGTTGATAATTAGAAAAATCCAGAACTTTAGCGAGTTGCTCTTGCATGTTGTCTCCTAAATAAACTGTGCAGTTTATTTAGTGGCTGAACTCAGTTGGGAAGAAATTAAGAACCAGTAACGGATCCGACAGTTACAGTAGGATTGGTGACTGTGAATACTGCACTACTAGGTACCATTATACCTGTGGCGTACAGCAAGGAAACTGATACAGTTAATGTACCATCTACACTGTCTGTATAATCTGGAACAGGATTACTCGGATGTTGGCCCGGATCTGTATAACCATCTGTGAATACCACACGTATTTCTCCAGAAGCTGCTGTACCAGAACTGTTACTGGCAACATCAACGCACCTAGCCTGTATTTGATAATTGTTAGAACCATAAGGACTGCTAGCGGTGGCTGTGTAAAAAGTTTGAAAAGTGCTGGTGGTTTTATACCAATTCGTTCCATCGTTCGGAGAAGTACCTGTGCTTGGCACAGCACCGCCAAAACTCTGTGTACCTGCCGAACTTAACAATGATGTCCAACTGGTATTCTGAGGTTGAGCACCACCTCCTGATCTAGCTGCACTGATTCGAATTTTACCGCCGCTGTTGAACCAATATCTAGCTAGATTACTGTTGGCCCAATTAAATTGTATGGTGCAGGTGCACTGAGAGATCCACGCACCGGTTCTTGATTGTGAAACAGCAGTGGTTGTGGCGCTTTCTCCTGCTGCTACCGTGAATCTAAAAGTGGTGATATTGGTTGCCCAATCATCATACTGTTTCTGCGGCACATCCAACGTACCAGTATCAGGGGTGAATGTTGCTGTGTATCTGATCGTGTTACCTTCTGCTACCTGTGCTGTAGTAGGATTAACACCGTTGATATGCTTATAGGCATTTATAATATCAAATCTTAGGTTAGCCCATTCGTTGATAGTTACCTTAGTACCTTCTGCTACAGCAACACTGTTGATTCTAGCCTGCTGTCCGTATCCGGAATTTCCAGAACCGTCGCCCAGAATTGTGACTATTTTGTTTCTGATATCATTGTAATCTGCTTGTACGATTTTACTATTAACAGCTGGCATAGGAATATTTATATAATTAAGAGGCTGTAACTACACTAAATGAATAGGCGGGACTAGCCACTGTGAAAGTACCGCTAGGTTGTAAAAGTCCTGAAGCTTTGAGTTCTGATGCAGCTATAGTTAATGTTCCATTAACAAGATCTCCGGGTGCTGGAGCACCAGGATCAACATAGCTGTCAGTAAGAGTCACCCGTAAAAACAATTGTGTGGCTGTGCCTGTGGAGTTATTAGAAACATCAGTCCGTGCTTCTAGACGATAATTATTAGCGGAATACGGACTGCTTAACGAACTCTGATAATAGATTTGAAAACTATTGGTAAGAGTATAATAATTAACAGCACCTGTATCAGCTCCAAACGACTGTGTGCCTACGCTGGCTAAAAAATTAGTCCATGCATTAATCTGTGCAGTAGACGAACCTCCACTTAGTGTAGTTGTAAATCTCACTTTACCTCCACTATTAAAAAAATATCTAGCTTGATCGGCTGTGGAAAATGTGCAGGTCAGAGTGGCAGTTAATGATGTAGACCAGGGAGTACTGTAGGTCAGGTTAGCTGTTGAGTTGACTACCGACTGACTACCTGCTATTTGAAATCGATTGGCTATGGCCTGTTCTAGTATGGTATCATAATTGCTGTTAGGCGAACTTGCTCCAAATCCGATAGGATCACCGACATTTACAGTAACCACTCCCGGTAATACCCCGTCTTGATGCAATTTGATATTAATTATGTCAAATTTTATTAAATCCCATTGGGCCTTGGTGATGGTATTCCCAGTAAACACATCAGAACTCTGTACCGTCTGACCATATCCTCTAGTACCCGATCCTGTACCTATCAAGGATTGAGCTTTGTCCTGTATGGTCACATACTGCGCTGCAAGGATATTAGTCCCTTGAGTCATTACAGCACCAACGCTTCGATTAGTTTGATACCCTCGTCATCGCTGCTTTCGAGAGCAACAGCAAAAACTCTGTTGGCATCTGATGGTGCCATCACAGCACATCCGTGATCAGCAGCAATTAAATCTTGTCCCTTTTTAATTCGACCAATGACCTTGACTGGAACACGACCTTTAAGAGCCACATACACACCGCCTTCTAGATCTTTATTCATCATAAATGCAGGACTATCACTGATAACTCCTACGGCACGTTGATTTTGCGAACACGCAGTGATCTCTTTTTCTCCACCTATAACCACAACTGTACCTACAGCATATTCTCGGTCTGGAAGATATTTTTCAGCTAGGTCCGCATATCTTGCTGCTGTGGCTGTGCCGTTGAAGATGTTTGCAGTGACATTGGCACTGACATCTCTAGCAACGATACTGTATGCTGTGGCTGTTAACCGTGCTGTGCGATATTGTGTACTGGCTGTGCCGTCTGCCCATGTTGGGTCTACTCTAGCATCTGTTCTATCAATAAAGGTTCTATCTACTTTATCAGCTATACCAATAAACTGATTAGCTACAAGATTACCACTGCTGTTGCGTACAGCTATTGTGGCCACTGCTGATCCTGGAACTGTAGCACTGCTGTCTAGACCATTTAATTGTCCTGCATTAGCAGCCGTTGAAGCTGAACCGATCACTGCACCTGTGAGAGTTCCTACTATGTTAGCTCCGGCAAAACCAATCTGTTTAGTAGCAGCATTGATGATTACATCGTTATCGTTGGCTAGTACATTACCTTTGTGGACGCCGGTGGTATTACCTGTGACTGCACCTACCAAAGAGCCAGTAAAAGTAGTAGCATACACATTGCTCCATGCTAGTGTAGATGTGCCAAGAGTGTAAGTATTTCCAACTCCTGGGATAATTCCAGTGGGTGTTAAAATAGCTATATCACGTTCATCAGTGGTTTCGGTAACTGTGATTCTGAACGTGATGTTATTGCCTAAGCGATTTTCTACGATCACCTCATCCCCATTTTCTACTCTAACTCGAAGATCGTTGCCGTCACCTAATTGAAATCCAGGATCCTTGAAACTAACTTCTGATGTGAATATCGTTTCACCGATCTTAAGATATTGATCGCTGGCAAAGCCGCCCAGTTTATCTGCATTTGAAGCAGTACCCCAAAATCTAAAATCATCTGAGCTTACACCTGTTTGAGACTTGGCCAGTGTAATGCCTTTCTTGATTACTGTAAAATCATCGATGGCATTTTTGGTGTTGTCAAGAGTAAATGCTGTTTTGCTGGCAATGGCCACAGTTTTGTCGTCTGTGATTACTTTGAGTACAGTATGCGGACCTTCAGCTGTAGTTAAAGTTCCATAAACCACAGCTGCAGAAATAATACTGCTGCCTAGATCAGGACTGGCAATAGGTCCTACCAGGGTGAATTCAGTACCTGTGTAAGCATACAATTGTTTTGCACCCGTGTCCCACCAAAAATCACCTGTGGATAGTCCGCTGGGTGCTGATGCGCTGGCTTCTGCGCCGCTAGCTACTTTAAATCTTGCGCCATCATAATATTTTAATTTCTTTGTAGCAGTATCGAACCAAATCTGCCCTGTGATTGATTTTGGTGGTGCTGTAGTATTTGCAAAATTTTCTAGAAGATGCAGAAAATTCTCATTTTGCACTTCACCATAGCCTGCGTAATTTTTACCAATAAATCTCAGGTCGGTGGTGGTGTCGATGGTGCCGTCTGCTACCGATGTTACAAACGCACCGCTAAATTTATTGACTTCGTATGACATGCTGTGATGTTCCTAGTATGTTGTTATTTATGCTATATTATCCTTGCAGCAGCAGCCTGTCTCTGCTGCTCAAGTTGTAGATATTCTACATCTGATAAACTTGTGGGTATATTCAGTGCTTTTTGTCGCAAATGTCGAAGGACTTTCCAATCTGTCGAATTCAAAAACTCCCGCTCTTGTGCATTGGATAGATCTTTGGCTTTTTGTATTGTGATAGCAGAATCTACAGCCTTCACTGTGCTATCAGTTATATCAAAATAATGTGTTTGTGCTGCTATTTGATTAGCCTGTGCGTCTGAAATTTCTTTCACAGTTACTGATCCAGGAACGTTAGGTTGATAATTTAATATGCTAATTATCTTACTATCTTCTATACAAACATAATGCATAATTAACTCCAAATAGCCAAGTAGTTTGCTGCGGGGGTTGAACGTTGTTCTGTGTTCTGTACGTAGACTCTAATTCTGTCGCTTAACTCACTCCATGTACACCTCATCGAATCGTCTCCATTAACGCCGCCGGCATAATGAATCACCGCAATACTAGGTATGAATGCCACAAGATTAGTCATTGTTTTTCCGCTCGGAGGAAACACATCAAAAAAGTTACGACTATTATTCCACGAACCTACTTGATTTGTGAATCCAGACGTACTATATACAGTGTTGCCAGATGTAAAAGTATATTGAGGCAATCTATTATCAACGTAGGTTTTTGTAGTAGCGTGATTTGCATTCACAGGAGCACCAACTAACGTTAGATATCCAGTCATAGTGCTGCCTGCTAGAGCTACTTTGGTAGCGTCAGTGGCAGTGACTGTGATGTTTTGTGTCCCATCAAATGATACACCGTTGATGGTTCTTGCAGTTTGTAACTGTGTAGCAGATCCTGCATTTCCTGACACTGTGCCTGTCACATTACCTATGAGATTGGCTGTGATAGTTCCCGCTGAAAAATTGCCGCTGCTATCACGTGCTACTACCTTACTGGCAGTATTGGTAGTTGTGGCATCTACAGATATTGTCACAGCAACCGTACTGTTATAGGAGGCCGCCGACGCACTAGTAGCAGTGTTAACCATATTAACATAACTGCCTTTGGTTAATTGTTCCGTAGATAATGCATCCCAGACAATAGTTCCGGCCTGTGCCTTCAACACATATCCGGCTGTGCCTAATCCTAACATAGCAGTTGTACCAGCCGCTGTTTGATAAGGAATAGAACCAGCTCCGCCACCTGGAAGATTTGTAGCTGTGGTTGCTAAGGTAGCTGTAGTAGCGTTGCCAAAAAAGTCGTTGGCATAGATGCCGTTGAATTTATATCCTGTTATACCAAGATTGGTTGTGTTGTCGCCTATAATAGCAGGAGCGTTTGGTCCACCAAGGCCCAACGAAGTTGCAGAATTAACAAAGTTAACATCCGGGCCACTTGTGCCCATATCAAAATTTAAACGTCCTGTGGCAGATCTAATTGTTGGTGTACTAGAATCAACAAATAACCTAAGTTGACTACCGCTGCCTACAGTAACACCAGTGTCTGCGACAGTTAACGAATTTAATGTTCCTACTTGGTTAAGAGATGAAAGTGTTATACCACTGTTTAGAGTCGTGCCAGTCAGTGTGTCTGCGGCTGCTGTGACTGTGATATTATTAGTGCCATCAAAGTTTATACCGTTAATAGTTCTTGCTGTGGCTAATCTAGTAGCTGTGGATGCATTGCCGCTGAGTTGAGCACCGACAAATTGATTAGCCTGTACAGTATTGAACACACTAGTACCACTATTAGCAGTAACATTACCTGTAACGTCGCCAACAAAAGTTGCGCTGATAGTGCCAGCTGAAAATCCACCTTCTGAATTTCGTGCAACTACCTTACCTATGCTGTTAGAAGATGTCGCATCTACACTCCAAGTGATTTCTGAACTGCCATCAAAATCTGAGCCGAGAATATAGGTACCTTTTTTCAGATAATTTGTTGTAGAACTTTTGACAGTGATGTTTACGTCGCCGGTAAACGGTACTCCATTGATTAATCTTGCAGTTTGTAATTGAGTAGCTGTGGCTGCATTGCCTGTGACACTGCCATTGATTTTAGCTGTAGAGGATAAGTTTATACCGACTTGTAAATTATTTTCAAATCCTGCAACACTGTTGCTGCTGTTAATTGTGAAGGCTACGCTGGTACATATGGCTAAAGGAACACCGTTGGTTTCTAAAAATATCACAGGCCGAGCAGTACCGTTGACATCATTTATAGTTGCCGATCTTGCTTTAGTAGAAAGAAATCCTTCAACTGACTCAGGCCCTATCAATCGCCATTCAGTGCCGGTATAGATAAAAAGTTGATTGATTGGTGTTTTTAACCATAAGGCACCTGCATTGGTGTTAGGCGGTTCAGTGACACTGACTGTGGCTGAACCGATGGGATTCCATTGTGTGCTGTCATAGGCATAGGCAGTGTCGTC